AAAGAAACTGGTACTCAAGAACGTTCTAATATTTCATCAAGAGGTACAGAAGAGAGACTAGGTTATGCTTCAAAAGGTGCTCAAGATAGATTAGGTATTCAGGAATCAGGTACACAACAACGTGCAGGTATTACTACGACTGGTGAACAGGAACGTCAGAATATATCTTCTAGAGGTGCAGAAGAGAGACTAGGTTATGCTTCAAAAGGTGCTCAAGATAGATTAGGTATTCAGGAAACTGGTAGTCAGCAAAGGTTAGGATATGAATCACAAGGTGCTCAAGAACGTTTTAATATTTCATCAAGAGGTACAGAAGAGAGACTAGGTTATGCTTCAAAAGGTGCTCAAGATAGATTAGGTATTCAGGAAACTGGTGCACAACAACGTGCAGCTATTACTACGACTGGTGAACAGGAACGTCAGAATATTTCATCAAGAGGTACAGAAGAGAGATTAGGTTATGCTTCAAAAGGTGCTCAAGAACGCTTAAATATCGGTGCTCGTGGAAAAGATACAAGGGAGACTATGGGTTATGAGAACAGGCTAAAAGCACAAGACCGTGCTAACCAATCACGGTATAGTAGGCGAGGAGCGAGATCATTCTGATGGCCACTAAAGTAGCAAATAGTAAAGTATACTTAACCTTTGTGGATAGATGGCTGGATACATTACCTGCTGCTGATTCAGAAGACTTCCGTGAATTTGCTGAAGTCACACCTTCAATCATTGAGATTTGGGTCTATGCAGGTATTCTTAAATATGATGGAACCTTTAATGATCTAGCACGATGGGTAAAGCTTAAATATAAGAAGTTAAACCGTCGTGAAATTCTAAATAGTGAAATAGCTGCCTTACATAGTGACATTCAAGATCTACGTATGGCTATTAATAGTGGAGAGATCAAGGGTGATAATGGTGCAGCACGTTTAGCAGCATTAGAAAAGGAACTTAGATCACATATAGAGACAAGCGAACGGATGAATAGAACTACAGACAAACGCGGTCTGGTACTAGCCGGTGCTGATCGAGTGATGCGTGAACTGACTGCCATATTCAAAGATGACCCACAGTTCGCGGAACCTATTGAAAATTCAATTAACGCTATATGGGCAAAAGTCTACAGTGAACTAAGTAGCACATAAATCGATGCTTGTACCTTTACCAGAATTACCAGAGATACCAGCAGGAAGTGCAGACTCTATTCGTTTACAAAGTGCACTAACACAGAGGTTGCCTACAATCAATGAAGTAGTAAGGTACAGTAATTCAAAGTTGCTAGAAGCAGAACAATTAGCAGATGAAATGCGTGTAGCTTTTGCAATCTCAAGAGGCCTCAATAATAGGAGTGAGAAAATTTCTAAAGCAAAAAACAGGGCTCAACAGCGAATTGCTCAGAGGAAGACCAAATTAAGGAGATCTAAATGAGGAAAGCATTTGATAAAGTAAAAGATACATATATAAATAATGAGATTGCTAGTGACATAATGGAGACATTACTAGTAACCTCAGTACTAGCAGGTATGCAGGGAATACAAGGATTGTCGCTAGAGGAAATAGCACTAGCTGCTGCGCTTGGCTCAGGTTCAGGTTTTGCTGGCCGACCACTAGGTGGGAAGGTTGGGAAAGCAATAGGAAGAGTAGTGGATAAGCGTTATAAAGATACAGGGAAGAATATAAGGAAAAATTATGAACAGTACAGGAATTTCTCTAAAAACCTATCAATAAGACCAGACGCAATGCTAGACGCTCGGTGGAATATTAATACATCAGGGTTAGGGCCAGCTGAAGGAGTATTTAACAACTTAGGCAAAATGTATGGTGATAATATACTTCAAGCTGCCGTAACTTTAGGTATAGCTCCTTCCGTTATAGAAGGCATCGATGGAGAAAGACCGTTAGACTGAATATAAATAAGTACGACTAAATGGCAGGCTCAAGTGTAGCTTTAGCATATAAAAGATCAGCTCTAATGACGGCAACGAAAGTAACCGTCAAACCTCCATCCGAGCAAGTATTAAAAGCAAGGGATGATTTTAAAGCGTTCTGTACATACTTAGGTAAACCACCAGCAAAACATATGTTGGAGTGGCATAGAGAGCTATGTACCGGAAAGGATAGTGAATGTTTAATTGGCATTAGTGGTCCCAATACATCAATTCTGGCACCACGAGGATCTGCGAAAAGTACCGTACTTGGTTTATATGCAGCTTGGATGATTGGTAGACATACAGCTGCTAAGAAGATGCTGCGTATTCTATACATCGCTTATATGGTGGATATCAGCCGTGCAAAGTCCGCGACAATCAAAGGTATATTAACGAGTAATAAATACCGGGAGATTTTCCCGATGGTACGTTTATCAAAGATTAGACGATCAGATGAATATTGGAGTATCGATTATGACTTTGCAGGAATTGAAACAGCAGGTGAAGAAGCTTTCACCATTGCATGTGGTGGTCTCAAAGGTGCAATCACGTCAAAACGGTCGCAGCTGGTGCTTATCGATGACCCTATTAAATCCGCTGCGTCAATCAATAATCCAGACATTCGTCGTGAAATGGAACAAACATGGTCTAACGTTATTGCGCCGACGATGTTTCAGGGGGCACGTGCTATTTGTTTGGGCACGCGGTTCCACTTCGATGATATCCACGCCACGGTATTTGTCCCAAAAAACAACTGGAAACAGATAGTCCAAAAAGCAGTAATTACAGACGCTGATGGTAGGCAAAAATCCTATTGGCCTGAATTCTGGTCTATGAAATACTTGAATGAACGGAAGAGTGAAGACAGGGTTGCATTCGCTTACCAGTATCTAAATACAGCAGTCCGATCTACTGAAGTCGGTATCTCCCCAGAATTAATAGTCAAAAGTGAAGTACCTGATGAATACGATTGCATTGGAGTAGGGATTGACTTGAGTGCTGGTTTAAGTGAAAAGAATGATTGGACTGTCATGACACTTGGTGGAATCAAAGAAGGGAAGATCTACATGATTGATCAAAGGCGTAATCGAGCAATGGGTAATATCGAGAAGATGGACACGCTATGTGAGATGCTTGCTGATTGGAACATATTGGCAGAAAATGATGAAGGTCAATACTTCCCAACCATGTCACCATGCGTTATATTGCCAGAAGCTGTAGCCTACCAAACATCATTTGAAGGTGATTTTAAACGAATTATGTTTGAAGACCGAGCACTCTATAACCTAACTTGTTCTCCCGTTAAAGGTTTTAAAGGAGATAAGTTAGCAAGGCTTAGGGGCGTGCTTGGTTTATACGAAAACCGTAGAGTGGTATGGAACAAGTGGCGTAAATGGGACGTATTAGAGGAGGAGTTACTTAACTTCGGTCACTCAAGTCATGATGACGCTGTTGATTCAATGGTATTAACTATGGGAGGATTGTTAAGAAGAGGTTCATTACAAGTAGACTACAATAGTGATAGGTATTTAAGTTGAATAGAGAATGTCTAATCAGTATAGTAATTATCATGGTCAGAGTGTTGCTGCAAAAGATATTGCATCATATAGTGATTACTTAGACAGATATGAGGATGCTGGCTCAGCTGCTAGTAACTGGATGCATGATGATAGTAACATTCATTTTGCAAACTATGTAAGAGATAATGATGAAGTATGGCAGAAGTGGAAGGATTCAGGCAAAACAGATAAGAAAGATATGTGGGATTTCGGTCACCGAGATTGGAACACCGAAGGTGGGAAGATGAAAGATCGCCATCTAGCTAAGATCTTGACAAATCCTGGTGATCTAAATAAAACGGGGAGTGAGTGGGATGATATGGGAGTGGTCTCAGCATTTAAAAGTGCACGTTGGGGATATGATCAGGGTGCCCAAGATAAACTAACAGCAAGTTACGCTAAAGATCATTGGGGAAAAGCTGGATACAATGAAGGCCGTGAGATGAATTGGTATGATGCAGATGATAAAGATAATTCATTCGCAACAACTAAAGGCGTACCATTCTCAAAAGAATGGAACCCAGATGATGCAAAAATGACAAAAGCTTATGATGAGTGGAAAGGAAAGGCTGATGAAAATGTTCACTATGGAAAATATGTAGATACACATAAGGATTTATCTGATGCATGGACAACTCATGTAAAACCTCACGGAAATCAATCTAAATGGGATTGGGGTAAAGAGCACTATACGGCTCATGGACAAGGTGAAGGTAGAGGGGTCAGTTATATTCTTGATCGACCAGGAGATCTAGATGGTGATGGTAATGAATATAACGATATGGTGACTACAGCTGGCACGAATAACCCTAAGCATTTATTTGGGACGGATGCCACGAAAGGTAAGTGGTCTGAGTACTACTGGAAAAATAATCCACTTGCAACATATGCACCCGAATCAGCTATGAGTGCTCCAGATCGTGAACCGGTAAATGTGGCAGCTAAACCAACATCTACATCTACATCTACAAACACTTCAAATTCTATTTTTAATACTCCAAATATTCAAGGATTTGGTACGGATCCTTCTGTACCTGACGTGAGACCCTTCCCTAGGACAGCTGATTTTAGAGATTATAATTTTAATGGGACAGATGACCGAGATGAAAACTTAGCCTCCCTTCCAACTATGGATGACCGAGATAGAAATTTGGCCTCCTTTCCAAAGTCAGGTCAGTCAGATTCACCTAAGAAACCTGGTTGGAATGAACCACCAAGGGATCCAAAACCTACCCCTTCAGGATACGGCGCCAACCCGATAGGCAGCAGTGCTGATGACCCGTTAACTGGCGATACTTACATAGGTAGAGGGTGGGCTAACTACTGGCAACAAAGTATTCCAGACAAAGATCCAAATTGGTCTGAAAGATTCAATAACCAGTATGTGAAATTTGGAGATCAAAATCAGGTAATTAATAGGGAAAATTTAGTTAAACGTATCCAAGCTCGTACTCAGCACCACATGGATCAGTCTGATTATTTAGGTTACTTAAGTAGAGGACAGATGCGTGGAGAAAATAGGCCAGATTGGAATCAGCCTGGTCCAATCAGCTCAGATTATCAGCCAGATATTGATATAGACCCATTCCTAGAAGGTATATATAATATAGGAAAAGATTAAATAGCACTCAAAGGATATATTGACTAGACTATAAATATAGATAACGGAAAACATAATGGGTACGGCATCTGGACTAAGTAATGAGTTTTCGCAAATATTAACTGCGGCAAAAGAACGGCGAGGTGATCTATCAGTAGATTCAATGATTGTATCTTCGCATTTAGCGCAGATGCGAATGTTCGTCCTAAGGCGTGGTGTTGAATTCTATGCTGAGCAAGATTCGTTTGGCAATCGTAAGGAGTTCCTAGCAAAGGTCGTAGAAGAGAATATGTTGGAGATGAAGCTGGAAAGCATCGTCGATTACTTCCTGTGCGATGGACAGGGCTTGTTCTACTTCAGACCAAATGCTGATTCATACCAGTTACTATATTTCCCACAGGATAGTTACCGCGTTTATCGAACTCAGAATAATGAAATAGAAAGTGTGGTGCTTGTTTACAGCTTCAGCGTCAAAGAACCTAATGCAATGGATCAGTACCCCCAAACTTCAAGGGGAGGTAAGAAAAAGTACATTCGATTGAAAGTATTTAAAGATCGAATTGAGCAAACGATCTCTAATGAGAAGATTGAATTTGAGAATGAACAAGGCAATCCAATTATGACCATGCCTGGTTCAACTGAAGTACTCACTAACAGTTTGGGATTCATTCCAGCTGTGGAAGTCTTTAATCACATGGACTGCACAGGTGAAGATTCAGGTAATGGTGAATTTGATTGGTTAGCTAACCAGATTCTGTATCATGATGAACTAGTTCATAATATCCGTAAGAATCTTAAGTTCTTCGGGAACCCAACACTTGTTTCAAGTCGTCCGAAGCATGACATTATTGAATCTGGAGATGAAAGTTCTTTCAGACCAACGATTAGTTCACAAGCAGGGTTTGCAGCAATTGGCCGAGGCAGTACCAGAGTAAATGAGCCTTTCGGAGGTGCTTCAGCTCTTGATGGGCAAATTAAAGTCCCAAGAGTTATTGCTAATTTGGAGCCAACGGATAGGGTCAACTACCTAACGCCAGACAGTGTTTCAGGCGATCAAAATATGTACGTAAAGCAATATCGTTCTGAAATACGCCTTGCTCTAGGTGGTGTGGATGATATTGATATCGGGACTGCATCTACCGCATATGAAATTAAAACACTCTACGGAAGAGTAGCTGCTACAGCAGAGAAGAAAGCCCGTGCTTTATTTACGTATGGTCTATGCAAACTCTTTGGCATGATGGTTAATCATGAGGAAGAGATGTTCAAACGTTCGTTTGCTGCAGTAGTTGGGTTGAAAGAGCCACAGCATCCGTTACAGGAAGAGTATGACGGAGATGAGAAAGCTTATGAGAAGGATATGCAGAAATTCGTCAAACAATATGAGAAATTTATAAGACAAAGAACTGAAATGATTAATGCTACACTAGACACAGGAGACATTCCTCCAGGAGTAATTGGACTGATACCAGACGGCAGCACTAAAGTAGATTGGCGATGGGAAGGTCAAGTTTTTGAAGAAAGTACAGACGATATTTTAAATCAAAGTATTGTTGTTCGTAACCTTCAAGAACTAGGTGTTGATTCTATTGAAGCACTGAAATACTTGTTCCCTGGTAAAACCGATGAGGAAAGGGCAGCGATGTTAAGTGGCTATCCGTTCCGAATGGTCCAACAGACACAATCAGCATTAAATTCGTTTATCGGATTACTCGGTAGTCTTTATCAACTACCACACCCACAGACACCAGATTTACCTCTGGCATCTGACCCGAATCTTGATATCACAGGATTCTTATATAGATCACTTGAATTTTTACGTAAGGAGTTAAGTTACAGTGGAAGGTACAAACCAAGCAGTGATGACCCCGGCCCAAGCAAGCTCTCCGATGCCGACCGCGTCAGAGCCCAGCTTGGTCGCCCAATCCGTGACGAGCCCACCGTCTCCCTACCAGGCGTCGGCTCCGACCTACCAAACTCAAGCCCAAGCGCCCCAGGCGCCCCTGGCTTACCAAGCGGCAGCGGCCCCGCAGGCTTCGGCTCAAGCGGGCAATCCATGGCAGGAGGCGTTTCAGGCCCTAACCGCAAACTTGAATACAAGCAGCCCATCCCTAGCCCAGGCGTCACCCTCGGCTTATCAGACAACGCCAACTCCCCAGCTAGCTACACCGGCAGCGTGGGCTTCGGTACCGCAGGCACAAGCAGCCCAGTATTCGGCGCCCCAGACATCCAGTCACCAAGTTTCAACCCCGGCTTATACACAACAGGCCCCAATGCAGGGTCAGGCTCAAGGGGAAGTAAGGGACGCGTATCTAAGTCAGGTAAGCGATCAAAGTCTTGAAGTTCTCCAGCACTTCGGCGCTGAAGCTCCAGCACTTCTGAATCAGTATGCCTGTGCAGTTGAAGACGCTCTAGTTGAGCAAGTTCAGCGTGGACAGTCTCAGACCCAGCTTCTAAAAGCTGCTGGTGAAGAGCGCACTGCAATGAACATCATGTTGACTAATCCTGATGTTCTTGCTGATTACGTTAACGACTTCTACGGTCCAAAAGGTCCTTATCCGACCCCAACGAAAGCAGAAGTACGGGCTCTTCAGCAGCATCGATCCCGTGCTCAATTTGCGCAAGATATTGCACGCCAAGAGCAGAACTCACAAGTTCCCCCGAACTTCCAACGTCCCGAGATGAAGATGCCTACACCAGGTCGCAGCAGCAACCCTGCTAACGACTTCTGGGGCGGCTTCTCCCATCTGATGGACAACAACCCTGAGAATGCGTGGAAGTTCCTTTCACAAGCTCCCCAGGGCGCACTACAGACCAAGATGCTCGTCCAGGACACCTGATAAAAAAAGAAAGGGGATTGATATTATCAGTCCCCTACAATAGTAATAACTAGATCAAATTAAATCATGGCCCAACCATCACCATTTAGACCTGCAGAAATGGGACTGCGAACCTCAGAAGTTGCGTTGAATCAGCAAGGAATGTCAAGGACTTCATCACCAATGGGTCCCAATGCATTTGATGGTGGTGCAGCATCTAAACCATCTGTTAATGCACAGCCTTTTAACAATGCACGTCTGACACAACAGAACATACAGCAGAATATCCTTCCTGCATCTAATCAAGCACAAGTAAACGCCGTTCAAGGCGTAAGAGCTGCTACTGCACAGCAGTCTCAGGCTGCATTTGATGCACAAAAGATGGCACAGGATCGTATTGCTCAGATGCTCTATGCCAACGGTGAAGGTTCAGCAACTATGGCACTTGCTGCTATGAATGGTGTAGAGAAACAAGCATTTGAAAAGAACATTGCAACTTCACGTGTAATGGCTTTAGGACTATCACCAGACCTAGCTAGCGCTTAGACTTAAGTGTAAATACACTACAATTTAAGTAGTAGTAAAAAGTGCAATCGTGCGGAAAGCTGGTGAAGTAGCTAAGCAAGATCCAGATGTGCTTGAAACTATTTCAAAGCACCTGCATACAGATGGTGTGCCAAATAGTGCTGTTGACCAGAAGAGCACAGAGATACTCAATAAAGACGAGGAGTATGACAATTCTATAGAACACTTCTTCCGTGTAATTGATAATTACAAGTCGAAAGGATTTGATACAGAGGCTGCACAAGTAATGGCACTAGAAGTATTTGAAGGTAATAGAGAAGAGCCAAAAGAAAGCCTGAGATTTGCAAGAATTGCACCAGACTAGATAGACAAAATAACTATTAACTGCTATGATTAGTAAGCAAGGTAGAAGAATTATATGGCAAAACCCGTAGCATCAGGTGATTCCGTACGTGCTTATTTACGAGATATCGGACGAGTACCTTTACTAGAGCATGATGAAGAAATTTTACTTGGTCGAAAAGTTCAGCGACTAATGGAAATTGAAGAACAGAAGAAAGAGTTTGGACTAGATACTGAAGAATTAGCAAACTCACAAGACATTCCATATAAGCAGCTTAAGCGTGAGATTCGTGATGGTATGAAGGCTAAAGAGAAGATGGTGACTGCTAATCTGCGTTTAGTTGTATCAGTCGCTAAGAAATATACAAAGAGGAATATGGAACTTCTGGATATAGTCCAAGAAGGAACAATTGGTTTGGTACGAGGAGTTGAGAAGTTTGATCCTGGCCGTGGTTATAAGTTCAGTACTTATGCCTATTGGTGGATCCGTCAAGGAATCACTAGAGCCATCGCAGAAAAAAGCCGTGCAATACGGTTACCTATTCACGTAACAGAGAACTTAAATCGACTAAAGAAAGCACAAAGGGAGCTTTCACAGGTGCATGGTTATATGCCAAATGTGTTTCAGTTGTCAGAAAAGTTGGAACTAACAGTTGAAGAAATCAAAGATTTAATGTGCAAAGCACGGCAGCCTACATCTCTAGAAATTAAGATAGGGGAAAATAAAGATACAGCATTAATTGACCTGCTCGAAGACGAAGATCAACTTCCCGATAAACTTCTTGAGCTATCTTGCGTTAAAGAAGATATTAGAGAAATGATATCAGATCTTCCAGAAATGCAAGCCGCTGTAATTAGTATGCGTTATGGCATAGGTGAAGAGATCCTAGAGCCATTATCAATGACAGCTATTGGTCAAATTCTAAATATGAGTAGAGATCGAGTTAGAACATTAGAGAATAAAGCACTACGTTCACTAAGGGAGGGTAGTGAAAAGATAAGTGAGTATCTGTAGATTACAATAGTAGAAAGGATTGCAATACAGTAATGGATGTCTCTGAGCAGATACTTAATACTCATAAGGTATTCGGGGCAAGTGATAACACGAACCCTGCTTATAACTCTGTAAAGAAGCAACTAAATTACAGCAAAGGGAGTGTGCTTGACAGTGCACCAGAAGAGGTGTATACATCAATGCCTTTTACTGTCAACTACATAGATTCCGTAGGTTTGTTTGGGACTGAGAATGCTTTCGTAAAGATTAATTTAAAGATAGTTGATACTGGTAGAGATGATAATTCACTTGAAGAGCCTGGTTGGGGTGGGCTAATTATATGTTCAACTTGCTCAGACTCGGACCCATTCTATTTAGCAGCAGCTTTGAATATAAGTGGTGATCCATCAACTGTAAATGATTATGAGCCAGCAGGCACTAACAGAGACATAAATTTCCCATTCAATCCATTAGTCAGCATCGATTTAACAAACAATAAAACAAACAATATATACAATGACAGTTGGTTTGACGTAAGTTTATATACAAAGGAGAGGCAGCCCCATCCATACGACAAGATGTATGTGAATCCTCAGGATGACTATTTCTATATTGGATTCCATGCACGGAATACACGAAGACTTCCATACAACGTTAGCTGTACCGTAGGAAATGAATTATTGTCTGCGTCAGACCTTACTCAAGATAGTAGAAGGTATATAGCTAAAGTGATTCAGTGATCACTCCTCTTCTTCCTCTGCAGGAGTAGGTGTAACAGTTATCGACACAGTGCTTGATTGTGGCGAATCAGTAATCCCTTCATCCGTAGCATTTACAGTGCAAGTCAGTTTCGTAGTAGTAGAGCTACCGAAGGTGAAGGTTGCTGATGCCCCAGTCTTAGAGCCCTTAAAAGAACCAGTGTTACCTGAACCTTTAGACCATGAGTAAGTTAAGGAAGTTGCGTCACCTGAAGTAGAGGCGGTATAGGTCTTCTCATCTGTTTCATCTGCTGTAGTGTCACCAACAATTGAAACCGTGCCAATAGAAGCAGATGCAATAGAAGGAAGTTCAGCAACAATCCTCTTCAATACACGTCCACTTGAAATACTGGGGAACTGGTATTCGTGAAGTAGGGTTGTATTAACTGCATCCACTACTGCAACACGTTCAATACGTTGATGTGCAGGGAAGCTGAAGTTACCTTCGCCATCATGTCGAATATCAAGAGATACTCCTTCCTTCTCAATAGGAACGACAAGACGGACAGTATTACCATCAGATAGTTCAACCTTAAAGATTGCACATTTAATGTACTGAACGATGTTCTTACGATCCCACCACTGGGGAAATCGATGAGTTTGACCACCACCCTTTGGAATAATTAACGAAAGCTCAGTACCAGTATGTTTAGTAATACTGCGATCCGCTTTAAAGTAAAGACTATCAGCCATTAGATTTCACATACTCTTTCTTATATTTTAATTGATTTATAGCACGGTTGTCTTGGCGAGTAATGTATCGAAGATTAGAGGCTGCACAGTTAGTTTTATCTTCGTCGATATGATCAATAATGGAGCAACCTTTAGCAGCACCATACGGAGTTGGAGGCTGGCCCAGGAAAGCGAACGCTACAAGCTTATGGACACAAACATAAATAGGTTTTTTACGACCTATTCGTTGGGTCAAAGTAACCATAGGGTAACCAGCGCTATGCCATTTATATTTAAGTAGTCTGTCCTTGTTCCCTTTAGTACTTTTAATTTGCCCCTGATTATTAACATAGTATTCAATCGCACACTCAAATCCTGGCAGAGTATGAATTGGCACCCATTCTTGTGTATCAATAAATTGTTCCATATATTTTAGGCAAAACCAATCATACACTTAGTATAGTTTGTATTATTAGTTTATGTGGGCAAGTCGAAGCCCATTTGTAAATTATTCGTTTTGGAGTTGCCACAAATGTGGATTGACAACGATTTTCCAAAACTCCTTGGTGCTGAACTATATCGCCCACATCCTGCTTACATCATTGAGATGGCAGTAGAGCCTGTGGTCGTACATGATTTCAGTAAGCAACCCGGCCAAACGGTTCAGTTGGATCGTTACCGCTTCTGGGGAGCCCCTGGTACTAAGGAGTCCCGCGAACGTACTGCAGACCAAACTCTTGGCACTTCTTCAGCACGCAATATCGTAAAAGATAAAGTGTTGGTGACATTGCGTGAGTACACAGGTCCCGCAGATACTCGCGACACCGCACAGCCTTCTACATTTAAGGTTGCTCGTGAAACCCTGATCACAGCTCAGAGACTGCTGCTTGATACAGGTAACTTGAATGTCTTCCATCAAAGCATCGGTTCTTTGACCCTGCTTGATGACTATCGTCGTTGGCGCGACCGCGTCTTCGCAAATGAACTGCTAAAAGCTGAGGCCAATGGCCAAGCTAGTGCCTCTGTTGGTGGCTACTACCTACCTGGTGGTAAAGCTAAAGGTGGTACAGGCGGAACCCTAGGTGTTACTTATGCTTCTGGTGAATCCGGTAAGTTTGATGTTAAGACCGACCTTCTTGAAGTAGTTAAGGACATGCGTAAGCGCAATGTTCCTACCTTCGCTGATGGTTACTACCGCTGTATCGTCGATCCCACTGCCATGATGCACTTGCGTCAGAATAGTGATTTCCGCGAGATTGCACGTTATCCAGGCGCAGGGATGATCGATCCTATGCAGCCAAACTTGGCACCATCTGCAAACTTCTTCACAGGCATGGGTCCTGGCTACGGCCAAGCTGGCTTCGTGGCTGGACAGCCAGTGATGCCTACCGGATTTCTTTTTGAGGGAGTTCGCTGGTTCGAGTCAACAAACCTACCTGAAACATCCTACAACTTGATTGTTACTGATGAATCTGGTTCTGCTGCTGATTATAATGCAGCTCAGTTAATCTTCTTCGGTCCACAAGCCGTAGGCGTAGGTATTGGTGGAAACAATGCACAGATTCTCTTGAATAACAATGATGACTTCTCACGATTCATCATTATGATCTGGAGTCTGTTTGCCGGATTTGAAATCCTTAATAAGGACTTCATTTCGGTTGGTTACTCTTTCGTATATTAAGGAGGTAACTAATCATGTCCGTAATTTTCCCAGGTAACTATGTTGCCAATCTGAATGCATACCGCGATCAAGCTGTATATGCACTACCAGGCATTGAGTTTTATCAGATGCGTGGTGTAGCACTAGTTGAAGCCAACACAAGTGGTGGTTCAACTCTTGCATTGAAGATTCTCTCGCCTGATCAGCGTCCAGACGACAAGCCTCGTCTAGACAAGACGATGAAAATCCCTGCTGGTTCAGTTGTATATCGCACAGCTGTCCAAACAGTCAACTTGACTGGTGGTAATGCTAAGTACATCGTTGTAGATGGACTTACTACCTCAAGCGCAACGACTGAAGCAAAAGTCACTACCACCGCTGCTGGAGTTTTCCCAGCTGCTGGTGATACAACGACTTTCCTAGGTCTTGCCGGTAATAGTACTTCCGCTGAAGCCAGCGAAGCAACTATTACTGCAGTATCTGAAGCTGCTATCAGCATCGCAGATACTAAGGATCAAGCATATGTAATCGTTGAAGTCTGCTTCTTTAAAGATGCAGCTGCTCCTGATGCAGATGACGTTAACGTTCCTTATAAGATTGAAGCTGGTCAGGGCACCTGATCCAACCTTAATTCTTCAACTAAGGCACCCAACACTGGGTGCTTTTTTTGTGCTTATAATAGCAGTAGGTAAAGATATTTACGATGAGTAATCTATTTCAGGATCAGAAGACAGGGCAGCTTGTTGAGTTTATTAATAAGCATGATAAAGAATATGCAATGGTCAGGAATTCAGCTGGATCAATTAACTATGTAAATATAGATCAGCTTATTCCATATGATGCAGACAAAGGGAAACGTTTAAAGGTTGAGACAGCTCCTCAAATTGCACCACCACCAGAAGAGAAGCCTCCAGCAACAATAGTTCCTATTGAAGACTGCAGGTTGAATCTAAACGTTGCTAGTGCTGAGCAGATTCAGAAGCGTCTTCCAGGGGTTGGCTATGCAACTGCTAAAAAGATTGTTGAACTGCGCATGTCACTATCAGGTGAGCGGTTCGCCAATCTTAAGCAGCTTGAGAATATCCCGCGTGTTAATTGGGATCAATTGATTGAAGAAGATTTGATCTTTATTTCTTGATTGTTATCATAGTAGTAGCAATAATGTCATAAGCTAATGGTAACTGTAGAAGATATTCTTTTAGCCCGTGCAATGCAAGATCAGGCTAATCAGCCGTCATATGGTGATGCAGCCATTGCTGGTTCTGCATTAGGTGCATTAGGCGGACTAGCTGCAGGTCAACCTGTACACCAACTCGGCAACGCTGTTAATAGAGCCACTGGCCGTCAGGGACGATTATTGAAGCCAGGTTTTAGATTGGCGGGAGGTTTAACAGGGTTAGTACTTGGTGGTGCATTAGGACTAGGTACACGTGCATTAATGACTGAAACGTCAGATGCTGGCCGATTACTTGGCAAACTACAGGCAGGTACATTCACTGAAATGGATAAGTACCAGCTAGA